GTAAGGTGATAGTAGAGTTCCTTGTAGATAACTCAATGTTCTTATCGGTAATTTGCCCAACCACTTCGTTAATTTGCGTGAGTTTCGTGTTGAGATTGGTGAGTACGCTTTCAAGTTCTGCGATCTTTGAGTTATTATCCAACATTTTCTCATTAAGATCTTTGACAATGTTCTCTTTGTATTCCTCTGCGATATCTTGGTTACACGATGGACAAACATCGTGTTCGCTAAAAAACTCTGTGTGGTGCTCGAAAGTTTCGATCTTCTGGAGCAACTTACTTCTGATTGACTTTGCTTTGTCAATGTCTTCAGTAACATTGTCTTTATCATTGATGCTTGCTTTAAGAGTATCGATCTCCGAAACGATAAGTTCGATCTCGCCCTCTGTGTGTAAAATCTCTGCATTGTTCGCAGATATCTTTGATAATATATTGTTGATACTTTCAGTTTTCGCTTCGGTGATTGTTTTAATAATTGCTTGCTGGCTTTCAACCTTGTCCTTTGCGCTTTTAATTTCACTCTCAGTCCGTAGTATGGCATCTTTAGTCTCCTGCGCTTTTTCTTTCAATAATGAATTCATTGTAGAGAAAATTCTAATATCTAAAATATCTTCAATCACTTCTCTGCGTTGCGCTGAAGATAACTGCATGAATGGAACAAAAGAAGCAGAACCAAGAATAACAACTTGAGTAAATGTTTTATAGTTTAGTCGGAGGATTTGTTGTTCGAGGATCTTTTGATAGTCACGAGAAGCAGCATCCTGATTAATCATTTCGTTGTCACACCAGATCTCAAAGACGTTTGGTTTAATACCACGAATGATTTTATATTCTTTACCGTTTATCTCAAACTCAACTTCAACTAAACAACCTTTACCATTGATAGAGTTAATCAGCTGACCCTTGTTGACATTACGAAAGGGTTTACCAAATAATGAAAAGCACAATGCATCTAAGATTGTGCTTTTACCTTCACCATTCTTACCAATGATTAAAGTTGTTTGAGATTTGTTTAGTAGAACCTTATTAGGTGAATTGCCAGTTGATAAGAAGTTCTTCCAGCTTACACTTTTAAATACGATCATTTACCCATCCATTTCCATCCCAAGAAATACTTCATCATAAACTTTTGAAGTTTACTTGGTTGTTTCTTTTCACTAGGAATTTCCCAGTCACCCAATCTCGTAGACCATGTAACATTTGAACCAGTAGACATTAATACCGTACCAGTGCCACCAATACTAACAGGTAGAGTTGTCCACAGCTTTGGTTTATCACAATCAGTATAATCTAAATCAAGTTTAATTTGTTCAGTCAGTGGCCAGAAGAATTGAATCTCTTGTTGGTGCATTAAATTACCTCAATGTTAATTGCCTCAGTATATAAACCACGCATGTAGGATTTAACTTTTTCTTTATCAACATCAGTTTCAATTGATTCAATGTAATTAGAAAGAACAGAAACTGTATCTTCTAGATTAATTTCTTCATTGATTTCACCTTCTTGAAATTCAGAGAAGTCTTCCACAATTTTAATTTCGTGGCATCCTTTATTATATAACTTGTGAATGAACTTGTCAAATTTATAAAAGTCAGTCTTTTCCAACACAACTAACTTTACATATTTGTCTTTTAAGTCTAACTGATCAAGGTCGATCGGCTCGATTTCTTTATCGGAGTACTCGAGTCTTTCGAACATTCGATAAGGATTTTCAACGAAGTCGAGTTGTCTTGTAGCGAAGTCGAACAAGTGGAATCCTCTGGGATCGTTATAATCCTGCCAAGTAAGTTCGTACGGATTTCCCAAATAGTAAATATTGCGGTCGTTACTACGATGATGATAATGACCACTAAAGACCAAATCAAATTTGCTGAAAGTTTCTGCAGAAAATCCTTCATGACTTTCCATTCCTCTATACATTGAGAACCCAGCAATCTCAAGATGCCCCATGCATAATGTAGAAGTGGTATTCTTTATTTCATTAATACTAGCATCGTAGTTTTCAGGACAAATCCAAGGCAACATACAAACCTCGAAACCATTTACATTGATTGTTTTTGGTTCATCAATAACTTCGATGTTACCATATTCAGCCAATAGTAAATCAGGGGAGTTTACTTCATTAGTGTTTTTATAGTAAGTGTCGTGATTGCCAGCCAGCATATAAACACTAATACCCATACTCTCCAATTTATCGAAGAACATTTCTTTGGCTCTTTGGAGCGAGTAGAAGTTGACATACTTGCGTCTATCAAAGGTGTCACCAAGAATAAGAACAGTATCAATCCTATAAAGTTCAAGAGCAGGAAAGAAAGTATTGTCATAAAACTTTTGGTAAAAATCTAAAAATGCAATACTATCATTACGAGCACCAAAATGCTGATCAGTGATAATTGCTACTTTCAAATGAATCCCACCTTTCTTGTGGTCGATTTATTGGTTTGCGTGTTAAAGATTTCAGCAATAGAAAATTCAACAACATCACCAGCGTTACGCTTTGGAACTTTTCCATCAAGTTTATCAGCCAACTTGTTGGCATCAAACAAAGAAAGTGGTTTGAATTCAACAATATCGAAACAACGACCTGGACGAGTCAAAGCAGAATCAATATCACGAATGGATGGTAGATTGGTAGAGAAAATCATTTTCTTACCTTTGGTTGTTACAAGACCATCACCCACATTAAGGAATCGATGCATCATTGTATTGCCATCACTTCTTGGTTTAAGGAATGCATCACTGTCTTCCAAAACCATAATGCTTTCATCACCCTCAATAAAGCGAGCAAAGAATCCATCTTTATCAAGGATACCAGAATCGTAGGAAACGATTGCTGATGAGTTAGTGTGAGCCAATAGTCCACGAATGAATGTAGTTTTACCAGTTCCAGGTGGACCAATCAACAAAAGAATATTTGCTGAAGATTCCATATACCGATCGTAGTAAGATTCAAGAGTTTCACCTTTAAGAAAGGGATACATTTCATCACAAGGAAGACGATCACGATTTAATGGAACATTGACTGATTCACCGTTGCTACCGTAAACCCATTCAATATGGCAGGTAACAATATCAAATTTAGATTCAACCAAAGCAATGATAGCATCAGCAAAATCAACATCACCATAAGCACGAACTGTTGTTGAATTACTATTAACATCGAATTTGATATAGTTGTTAGTATCACGCTCGATAATAAATCCATTAGAAGAATTACCTTGAACATGAAGGTCTTTCTCAAAAGTTGTTTCAGCCCACTCTGCCCAATGTTCACGATTGCAAAGAACATTAGTTTCGCGATGGATGGTGCGTTCTCCTGCCTCAACACGACGCTTCAGAATTTCTGAAGTAATCAGATCATCAAAATCACTAACACCTAAAAAGATTTTTTCGTTTGTAGTTTCGTTCATAATTTTATTCAATGCAAAAACATTATCAGTAGCATCCCAAGTAAACTTTTTGACAGTTCTATTGGTTCTTTTGTTCTTCCTCTGTCTGCGTATCGGAGGAAACTTCCGATGGCTCACTCGTGCTCCCTTGCTCAATTCCGCTATCCAATCCTGTATCGATCGTGTCATCTATCACCTCATCTATAAATGCGTTCAATGTATTTTCCATTTTCTTCTTGGCTGCTTTTTCTTTTTTGCGACCAATAAAATCATCGAATGTATTATTCTGTTGCATAAACTCAAGATAAGCATTATGGAATTCACCAGTCTCATCTTGCTCTTGTAACTCAAACATTTCAAAGGGCATGTTCTGAATCAACTTACCTTTGATGTAAGATTGTTTCTTTTCTTTAGCAATGCGCCTTAGAAATGCATAGTAAATAATTTGTGTAAAATAAGCAAAAGGGTTACTTGACTTAGAAGGATCAAAGTTATCAATATACTGAATACAGTTTTCAATTCCATCAAGAATCATATCATCACGATACGAATAATTAATAAAATTAGGTTTGTATGATAGATGCGTTGCGATCTTTAAAATACACTCACCGATATAATTGCTAATCACTGGCTTTGGTAAACCATTCTCTTCAGCATGTTTAACTTTTTCTTTCATCTCAACAATTGCTGCGAGAAAGTCTTTATTGTTTACGTAATGAGCCATAGCATTAATTGCTTCCTATAATTATCAACATACGATTATTATACATCATAAAAACAAAAAAGGCAAACTCATTTGACTACGCATCTTGCAGTCATTTAAATTTGCCTTGTGTGCCGAACACGTGTATAATAACCATGTCGGGTTTGATATTGAGTTAGTGTTTAGTATCGTTTCCTTCAATGAACCAACCTTCTGGTTCTGCTTTCTCTTCTCCAAGAACTTCCTCTAGTTCTTCCCCAAAGATATTCGCCAGCATTTTAATTCTCTTTCTGGCTTCTTCTGCAGTAATTCTTTCTGCTTCTTGGACTTCTCCCTCTGCACTATGTTGCATAACAATTTTTTGATAGTGGGGAATCATAATCTCTTTCATTCGCTTGACAAAAATAATGTTCTTTTTATCTATATCAAAAACATTATCATCAGTAAATTGGCAATAAGGGTGAGCAGTTATATGCTCTTTGCCTTCATTTATTATAGGAATCGTTTTGATTATCATTGGATCTAAGATTTGCACGTGAGTTGCGTCTTCTTGCTCCAACACACACATAAGTTGTTCACCAGTAGTAAGTTTCATAATAATGTAAGATTCGTTACCAGTTAACATAAGTCTACCTCAACCAGTTTAATTTTAAATTCTTCTTCAGCATAAGTTTTATATCGCTCAGCTGCATGATTTAAAGTATGATTCTTCCATGATTTCCAATGCAGGTCATCAGCGAGGTCAAATAGATTACAAGTAGTTTTACCATCTTTCAAACGCAACCCACGACCAATACTTTGTAAGTTACGAATTTTACTTTTAGATGGTGACGCAAAAATAACATTCTCTAAAGAAGGGATATTAATACCAGTAGAGAAAGTTCCAAAAGAAGCAATAATAATAGCGTCAGTTTCACCTTCAGTTATATGACGGATTGCTTCTCTATCTGTAGTCTCAGTTCCACCATAAACAAAGAAAACTTTTCTTTTGTCATGGACTTTGTTTTTAATAAGTTCGTAAAGAACTTTACCGTGCTTTTCAACGTATTGAAAAAGGACTAGCGTATTACCTTTAGAATTTACTGCCAAGTTTCGGATAAATTTATTTCTTGGTTCACAAGAAACTAGCCAATCCATTTCTTCTTGGTACGTTTTATTTTTACGCTCTTTACGAATTTCTTCATTATACTTTAATAGTACACACATTATATTTAGTTCAGCAAGTTTCCCACTATCCATTAACTTCTTAGTAGTAGTAACTCTATGCACTGGACCAAACATACCCTCAAGCACTAATTTATGGATCTTCTTATTATCTAGTGTTCCCGTAGTGCCAATACGGTAGCGGATCTTATCCATCTTTTCCATAACTGTGGTAAGAGACTTTGCTTTAAATTGGTGCGCTTCATCACCAAAGACAACATTGAATTGAGCAAACCAAGATTTAGGTTGTAGATAAACCGACTGCCAAGTTGTAATTAAAACTTCTTTGGTAAAGTCTTTAGAGAATCCTGCATATAATTTTTGACAGTGTTCCTGTGTTGACCAACCATTTATTTTTGAGTAATCTTCAAAGTCAGTATATAGTTGTTCAACCAGTGAAGTTGTTGGCACTATAATAATACATTTACGACCTTCGCTTAAATGCCAACGCATAATAGAATAAATGATAAATGATTTACCAGAAGCAGTTGGTGATAATAAAAGTGTGCGTTCTTT